TCTTAAAGGGTACGAGAGCCTTGAGCTCGATAAAGAGATTGAGATTGTCATTGATCACAACAGTCGTCATGACTTAGACGAATTTTCCATGATCGTTGCCTCCCACACAAAGCTTGGGAGGGTCGCTTTTGCAGTTGCAGGGCCTGAATATGAGGGGTTCAACCTGTGTTGGGCGCACAAACCCACGCTGATTAATCGTATTAGAAACAGAACGAATGATTTTTATATGTATTCAGAGAATGATATGGTCTTCACCAAAAAACATTTTGATTACTGGTTTAAATATAAAGACTATCTTCGCTCGAAAAATTTAGAGCCGGGTTTCTGTCGCGTAGAAAAGATTAAGGAAAAATTAATTCCTTTTGATAATTATCGTCAATGGAATTTACTGGGAGATACAGAAAATGTTTGGGGCGACATTCCGTATAGATCTGGTCTGATTATTACACCTTATGAGACTGAACTTGTTGGGTTTACTTCTCTTGGAAATCCTTACAACGGGATGATGATACTAGATCAACATGACGCTGACATTTACATCGAGACTGACAGCTGCGATCCTCTAAAAAGCTACGCAAGAACAGGTAAACGAAACTGGCCGATTGCCGATCGATCCTCCATGGGTCTTGCTTTTGAAAATATTCCCGTTGATCGCGAGCATCGTCGAGTTGTTCCACTAGCTATGGATGGTGACAACCTGACAATCCCTGACTTTGCACTTCTAGAACATTTGGATACTAAGTACTCTTCAGCTCTTTCTACCGATCAAAGTATGATTGACACGAAGAACATGTTCACGTACTGAGAAAAGGTCATGGGAAGCGATTTTGCAAGCTCTTATTCAGACGACACCGTCCTTTTCCCCGGAGGCGATTACCCTGATTTTGACATGTCGTGGCCTCCTATGAACGACGTAAAATCTAACGTAAACCATCCTTCTCATTACAATCAGGGTGATATAGAGTGCATTGACGCAATGATTGCGTCAGCAGGTAAAGAGGCTGTGCAAAGTTTTTGCCGCCTTTCGATTATGAAATATCTTTGGCGCTTCGAGCACAAAAACGGGTTAGAAGATCTTGAGAAAGCGAAGTGGTACATGGAAAAGCTTATTGAGTTAAGTAAGTTAGACTGACAAAAAGGTTTAAAAATGGACATCCGAGCT